CATACCCTGCATATTCTATAAATTATATACATAATATATATAATTAAGATATAAACTTATCATAATAAAAAAATATATTCACTATGTAATCATCTATTATCATCATTAAAATTATTTAATTTTAATTTTTTAATTTTAATTTTTTCTTTAATAATATCTTTATTTTTGATATAATAAATTTTTTTATTATTTTTAATTTTTTCTTTATTATCAATTCTATATTGTTGTTTAGATCTACCTGCTATATATTTATTAACACAATTATTATTTTTAATATAATAACCCTCTTTTAATTCTAATTCATTTTTAGAATTACAATTATATAATTCAATAAGTTCAATTTTACAATTATTAACACCATATTTAATAAATAAATCAAATACTGTTAATTTATTTGTTTTATTATTTATAAATTGTTTATATCTTCTTATATGACATTGAAATCTTTGTTTTAAATTTTGACACGTTGATCCTATATATATATCGTTATTTAAATTATTAGTTATTTTATATATTTTACCATTTAAATATTTATTATTTTCCATATATATATTTATATTAGATATTTAATATTAAATAAATTAATTTATATTAAATTATGAAACAACTTGCAATTGGAATTTATTAACATTAGTTGTAGCATTTATTGAAAATGCATTAGTTGGACTTGCATTATTCATATAATATAAAACAACCATAGCATTTGCACTTCCGTGTTGTAAATCTTGGATTGCATAATTAGAATTATTAGTACCTACTAAGAAAAATGAACAATAAACAACAATTAATCTTGGATTACCTGATGTACTATTACATAATATACCACTTGCATTATTATTGCTTGATTTATTAGTACTACTGGTATATAAAAATCCACAATTTGAGAAACTGAATGTTGATGAATTACTAACAGTTATTTTACATATTGATGGTACATTTGGATTAGTATTATCATTTTCAAATGTATTATTATTTATATTTTGACAGGTTGATGTACCACTAAATAATAATACATTTTGTAAGCCTTTTGCTGTAAATTGATTATTATTTAAGACCACTAACCCTCCTAATGTTATTTCAAAAAGAGGGTCTGTACCTGTTGATCCTGAACTATTTACTATTGAATTTAATAATCTAAATCTACAATCTGTCGATGGACTTTGAGGATTAATATATATTGCACGTCCTGATGTATTATTAGGAGCATATATAAACATATTATTTAAATTTAAACACCCATTTACAACTGAATTATAAACAATTTGACCATTTAATAAAAACCCTGATATATTTACTTGATTATTAAACATATCAGAGCCATTTGCATCTAAAACAACATTAATAGTTCCATTTAATTCACATCCAGTACCACTCATAAAAGCATTATTAGAACATCCTAAAATATTTATTTTTTTAGTGATTGTTAAATTTTCATTAAATACCCCTGAACCTACATTTATAAACCTATATGTATTATCTAATGTCGTATAACTTTCACATACTGTTATTGCTTTAGATATTGTTAAAAATGGATTTTCAAATGATCCAGTGCCATTATCATCTCCATTTGAACTTACATAATAAGTATATTGTTGCATAAAAGTAGGATTTAATTTTAATGATGAAATAGTCCCAAAACCTGATAAATCTGCCTCTGTTTGACTTGTAATTGTATTATTATTTGGATCAACAATATTCATATAATTACCAGATCTTAAACCCATAATTGTTTTATAATTTAAAATATTTTGTGTGTCATTAAATATAACATTTGAAAATGATACACCTACATCTAATTCATTAGTAACAATTTTATTCGATGTAAATTCAGGACAATTACTAATAGCATTATTATTCATATTAAGACCATTTTCTACACTAATAAATCCATTTGTCGATGCATATAAATAATTTAATGCTACTGAATTAACATTATTTATATCATTATTTGATAAATCAACATTTTGAACTGCATTATATGTAGCCCATTGTGATACATCTGCTGTTGCATCATTTTTCCAATATAAATTTCCATCAACATCAACAGATAAAACTTGACCATTTGAACCTGTTGAATTATCTTTTAATGATAATTTATTTAAATTAATAATTGTATTATTTGATAAATCAACATTACCATTTACCTGAATATATCCCGTATTTCCTGATGAAGGAGTTAAATTATCAAGATTTACTGAATTAATTATAGCTATAGGAGTATTTAATTGAGTTCCTACATTTAATTCTAAACATTCTACAGTTGTATTATCTTCATTGCCTAATTTTAAATTTCCATTATCTGAATTTTTTGAAATAGGGATATTATCAACATAATGAACAGGTGCTGTAATATTATAAACTCCTGTTAAAGTGTCACATGATATATTTGAAGTATTAAAAGACATAATATATATTATATATATATATTATTTTTTATTTATATATAATTTTATCCCTTCAATAATTATATATGATATAGATGGTGGATAATAATAAAATAATAAAACTTTAAATATAGGTTTTTTATATTTATCTATAAAATTTATCATTTATATAATATAATCATATATTTTTTTACTTTCAGTATTTAATTTTTTTTTATCTGACTTGAATTGTTCATTAAAATTAATAGGATAATTTATCTCTAATAAATTATGTTCTATTCTTTTTTTTGTTAATGCATCATTATAATATTTATTTACTGTTTCAATAACTGTAATATTATTTATATTTTTATATAAATCTGCTAAATCGCTATTAAATATTTTATTTAAAATTTCTATTTTATTATTATTTTTTTTTAATTTAAATAATAAATATAATCTTTTTAGGATTTTAAAATAATTTTTATCTTTTTTTAAATTTTTTATTTCATCATTTATAATATCTTCATAATCTTCTGATATTATTTTTTTATTAGAAAAATCATATATACACGATGAATCTATAAATCTATGTTCTTTTTCAGAATATATAACTATATCAATTTTACAAAATTTTATATTTTTAAAATTTTCTGAAAATTTCTTAAAACTAAAATCTTCATCGTAATAAAATCTTATTTTTTTTTTATTATTTTCAATTTTAAATTCTATAAAATATAAATCATTATTGTCTAATATATTTGATAAAATTTTATAAAATTCATTGTATATTTCATCAATATTAAATTTCCTTTTTATTCTTGAATAAAAATCATAATCTGCATATATTTTAATATTTTTAATATTTGATGACCCTTTTATATGTATTTCTTCTTTATCAAATCTAAATATATTTAATAATAATTTTTGATCATCATTATAATCTATATTATTTTTTTCTTCAACAATATTCATTATATAATAAATATTGAAATTATTTATATTTTAATTAATATGGATACATTTCATTATCTTCATCATTAAAATTTAATACTGGTTCTTTTGTTCTATAATATATTTTTTGTTGTTTTTCCTTTCTTTTTCCTTTTCCTTTCAATGATTTTAATAATGTTCTATGTGCATTTTTGTATTCCTCCATTTCAGGTTCATCAGGCTTAAGTACACTGAAATATGCAAAATTTTTTGGTATATCAGGATTTTCTTCTAATTTAGAAAAACTACTATTTATTTTATCTTCATCTTCCTTTAATTCTTCATTTTTTATTAGTTTTTGTTTTAAAGGTTGTTGTATAATTATATTCCCTTTTTTATTAAATTTATTCACTTCTGCTCCTCCATATTCTAAGATTGGATTATATGTATCAGGATCTATTAAATTATAGTATTTAGTAGCTAAAAAACTTGTTTCTTTATTATTCTTTTCTAAATAATTATTTATTCCATCTAAAATTTCTTGTAAAGTTTTACCTTGTGAAATTTTTATACCATTTCTTTTATTATTTTCTTCTGCATCTTTTAAATTATTATATAAATATAACTCATATTCTTTTTTCATAAAACCATTTAATTTTAAGTCGCTTCTTATAGGACCTGAAAATTTAATTTTATTAACCATATCTGATTTATTATGGATCAAATTTTGATACAACCTTAATTCTTCGGAATTCCAAAAATTCTGATTATGTCTTAACATAGTGTGAAATTGTCTAATTATTTTTTTTCCTAAAAAATTATCATATAATATTTGTTTTTCTTTTTCATAATTAGATAATGATACAGGTACAAGTTCTGGTTCTACTAATATATCTGCTTCTGGTTCTTTTGCTTCTGGTTCTGGTTCTGCTTCTGTTTCTGGTTCTGGTTCAGGTTCTGCTTCTGCTTCTGGTTCTGGTTCTGGTTCTGCTTCTGCTTCTGGTTCAGGTTCTGCTTCTGCTTCTGCTTCTGATTCTGCTTCTGATTCTGCTTCTGCTTCTGGTTCAGGTTCTTCTAAAGGAGGCATATCATCATCAAAACCGCGATCTAAATCACTATTATAACTGTCTGAATCACCTCCTTCCATACTTTTTAATTCTTTATAGTAATCATCAAATAATTTTTTATTAAAAAATGGTTGAAATTCTGGTAAATCGAGTTCATTAAAATGACTTATAATTTGTTTAATAATTAAATTTTTATTTTCTACATTTGAACCTCCCACTTCATAAAGATAATTTAAAGTATTATAAATAGAATATGCTAAATCTTGATTTGATAAAATATTATAATTATTTTTAAAAATAACATCATAAATATATGAAACAATGGATAAATAACTTATAAAAGGTATAATTAAAGGTATTAATGTCATTACTTCATAACCTTTAAAATCATAAAAAGCTACATCTTCAGAAATTGTAATTAAATGATTAAACATTATTTTTGTTAATTCTTGTAATCTATCTTTTAATGGTTTAAGTAATGGTAGTAAATTTTGAAATTTATTAACATATATATCTCTCATATTTTGAGTTATTTTGGGGCTCATATATTCTTTTATTAATTCATTCCAAATATTTAATAATTCTGATGTATTTAATTTATCAAATAATTTATCAGTGTATTTTCCTTTATTTATATCTGAAACTAAATTATTTTGTATAGTAGAACTATATAAAAATAAATTTAATATATGTAGTGATTCAGTTAAAATACTATTAATTTTTTTTATATTAGATTGATTAACTTCAACCATTTTTTCATCAATAACTGGAAATTGTGTAATATTTTCTTTATAATTTTTAATATGTGTATTATTTCTATTAATAATAATTCTTTTAAAAAAATTATCTTCATCTAATATCTCATTTATTTGTCTATTTCTTAGTTCTTCTAAATCAGTCATTTATATTAAATATATAGATAATATATTTAGAAATAATTTATATTAAATTATTTTTTTTTATATAAATTATTTGTTTTTATATATTTAGATGCTTCAATCATAGATAATTTTTTTTCATTCATTATTTTTTTTACTAATTCTAATCTTGGATTTATTTTTTTTCCCATTCCTGCCATTGTCGAACTTTTCATATTTGCAACTGGTACAATTTTTTCTTTTTCTTTTTCTTTTTCTTTATCTTTATTACCTCCTTTAATATTACTTTTTAAATTATGAGGTCTTGCAAGATCTTCACTACCTCCAATTTTTCTATCTAATTCTTTATTACCACCTTTAATATTACTTTTTAAATTATGAGGTCTTGCAAGATCTTCACTACCTCCGACAATCATTTTAGAAGGTCTGCCTCTTTTTTTTTTAACAATTTCAACAACTTTATCAATAATTTTTTTAGATGGTCTTCCTTTTTTTTTAATAATTTCAGTAGTAATTTGATTAATAACTTCATTATTTGTATTATTATTTGTATCTTTTAACTCATCTAATATTCCTATATGTTTTTTTGTAGGTTTACCTTCACCTTTTCTTTTTAATTTTAATTTTTTATTTTTCATTTTTGTTGTTTTTCCTAAACCAAGATCTATCCCCGTTGTAGCATTAAATCCTGTATTAAATCCTTTCTTAAAGTCACTAAAAAAACTACCACCTTTTTTTTTATCTTCTTTATCTTCTTTATCTTCTTTATCTTCTTTATCTTCATTATTTTTTTCATTATATTTATTATTGTTTTTAGGATAAACACCATCAGTTTTTTCAAATCCTGTATCTCTAAAAGATCCTCTTGCAAATCCCCCTTGACTTCCTAAACCATTAAAAAATTCTTTATCTACTAATTTTTTTTTTTCTTCATAAAAATTATTTTCATCTAATAATTTTTTATTAGAATATCCAACTTGTGTATCACCAGTATAATCATAACTATTTTTTGTATGATTAATATATTTTTCTGTTATATCGTGTAATTGTTTAGCTATATCAATATTTAAACGATTATAATAAGGCATGTATATTATGTTAATTAGATTTTTATTTTTTATATAAAAAATAAATAATTAAAAAATTATATTTAAGTACACCATAAACCACCGAAATTCTGCCATTCAAGTCTGTAAGTTGATGTATCGGTATTTGTAGCAAAAATTGTAGCTGTATATTGAACATTTGCACCAACTGCTGTAGGAGGTTTTATAACCACTTGAGGAATTGACCCCTGAACTCCACCTGCTGTTATTAAATTTAATCCTAAAATTTGAGATGATGTATAATAATTTGGTAAAACAATATTTGCCTGAGTTCCTGCAACTAAAGTAAAATCAACAGAATAAACATTTCCTGCTTGTTTAGACATTTTCTAATATATATAAATATTAGAAAAAAATAACAATTTATATATTATATATTTTTATATTACATTACTAATTTTTCCATTAATTTTTTTCTATCACCACCACTCATTCCTCCTCCTGAAGATCCAAGTCCTGTCTTTCGTCCATATCCAAGAGCATCTAATGATCTTGAGGCTGATTGTGCTGTTTCATTTGGTACTAAAGAGAGGGCGTGTTTAGCGATTCCTGCGAGAGCGGGTAATTTGGGAGCAATTTTTGAACCAACAGATTTTATTGTATCTAAAAATCCACCACCGACTAATCGTTCAACCTCTTTACCTCCATATGCTTCTTGCATAGATGCATCTAATACCACTTGACGAGTTAATATACCAGTGTAACTGCTACTTGTACCTCTTTCTGTGACAAAAAGACCTGAATTTTGTGTAATGATCACAATCTCCCAATTATTTGTAGGATTAACATTATAAGAAGAAGGAAATTGATTAATTAGGCTTAATTGTACTTGTAACTGAAAATTACCTAAAGATCCTGGGCTGTAGTAGTCTTCAATTATATTTATATGACGACCAAATTCAAGAGCAAGAACTGATCCAGATAATGGGACTGGTATAGGACCTGATGCGACATTATTATTTTTCATCATTGCGACGCCACAAAATTCATCAAATGATTGATTCGAACCACTTTCAACTGAATAACGATATAAATCTTGAACAGATGCAGTGCTTAAAATGCCAGAATGGTTGTTAAAATTAATACTTACTTTTGTAATAGGTAAGAAAAAATCACTATCTGTAGTTGTTTGAAGACCTGCCTGTTTTCTAACAAATATAATAAGACGGTCTGGTATTTGGTTCAGTTGAATATTTGATGTATTCACTTCTACTCCGGATACTTTCGGATTATACCTATATACATTATTATCATAAGTTATTGGACACGGGAAAATTTGATTATTCAATGATGTAAGATATCTTGGATATGTAGAATATGGGACAACACAACGAGATGGTTGTAAATCACTTGGATGTGATGTTAATTGTTCGACAATTAATCTTGAACCTGATATATTATCGACAGTAATTGTAGGACCAGAAGGTAAAACTGAATTCATCCAAGAATTAGCCGATCTCCACACTCTTGAACAATCACCTAAATTAAAGACCATATTCATATTTTGGATTCCGAGTAATCCAGAATTATTTGATACTTCCATCCCACGCCAGAGCATAGGAGGTATTAAAAGAGGTTCAGTTGATGAAAATGCAACATATACTGTTTGACCTGTACCCACAACTGCGGGTTGTTGAGGAATTACATTAGTACCATTCAATTGATAAATAGCAGATATTGCAAATGCACCTCTTGGTTTTAAATCATTATCTGAGACTATAGAAAAAGAACCTAAAGGATTATTATTAGAACCTAAAGCATCACTATATGAACCATAAATATCAGATTGATTAGGACAAATATTATTATATCTTTGTAATTTACGACTATCATTAAATTTTAATAATGCTGGTAATACATCTCTTGTATTCATTGAAACAGTATTATTATTAATAGTTATTGATTGTGTTGTTGTTAAAAAGTGTAATGGAAATGGAGCAAGAGCATCAGTAAGACCATAATTTATTGGGTATTGACCTGCTGGAATAGTATGATTAGTAGGAAAAACGAATTTAAGAACAATGTCTGACTGCCATAATATTCTACGATCAATTATG